GTCTAGGAGTCTGACTTCTTGTCCGTGGACTTGTGCGATCCAGATCGAAGTCGAGTCGCCAATGCCGAGATCCCATGCAGCAAACGTCTTGCAGAGGTCATCGCGGACAATAGAACAGAATCGGCCTTCTCCTTCCATCTGGTTAAGAATCTGCCCATAGTAAGCCCCCTCGATAGCAGCATGGAACGAACACTCGAACTCTTGGTCGTACTTGTCGCGCCCCATCTCTCGCAGCGCATCGTCTAGTTCTGACTGAGCAATGATCCCCGTCTGACTGGCGCGGAACTCGAGCAACTTCCACCCAGGTTCCCCCTGTGCCCTGTTCCGCAGATCGTAGAAGTGATTCTGGCCTTTAGGTGTGCCGATGAACATTGCCCAGCCTTGACGGTCGGCTAGGGCAGGTCGGATCACTTCGTTCCAGATTTTCGGGTTTTGATCCCCCACCTCATCCAGTACAACTCCGTCAAAGTAAGACCCACGTAGTGAGTCGGGATTGTCGGAGCCGTACAGACCAATCCTGCGGTCCCAGAAGTCAACACGAAGCTCTGAAATGTTTGGTGTGGCTCCCAGCGGACGGGTGTAGTGGAGCAGGTAGTCCCAGGCAATGCGTTTGCTCTGTGCATAGGTTGGCGCAATGTAAGCGAATCGTGGGCGTTCCTTCTGGCACATCACCGCAGACTTTACTAGCTGGTTGATGGCTGAGACAGTCTTGCCTAAACGCCGATGCGCAACTACCACTGTAAAGCGGTGATCCTCCATCGCCTGATGGATTTCAAGCTGCGGCTCCCGCGGAGCGTAAGGGATTACGATTTCTCTGACGCCCATGTCACTGCCATTTTAAGCGGTTCGCCATCAGAATTCGCGTGTTCAACCACGTTATGCTCGCGCCACCCCGCTCGAGTCTTGAGCCAAAAGATCATCGCCGCGGTGTTCCCGGCCTTTGCCTGCTGGAATAACGTCTGAGCGATTGCAGCGTTAGCCTCAACCCTGCCTTCCATTAGTTCGTGCTTGTAATGCTTTGTCAGCGTGTCGTGGTCAATCTGTAGCTTGTCGGCAATATCAACATAGCGCACCCCGACAGCGGATAGCGTCTTAACTAGCCGACGATCCTCATCTGACGGTTTATGCCGCTTGCCTTGCATTTTTTATGTCCGAAAGTTCATTAAATGGCTCGCCAGTTTCCTCAAGCGTCGCGGTCTTGCCGGTGAAATCTTGCCAGCGCTTGACGATTACGTCGCAATACTTGGGGTCAAGTTCCATCATGCGGGCATAACGTCCAGTTTTATCGCAGGCAATCAGCGTGCTACCGCTTCCACCAAAAAAATCCGAAATGACGTCGCCGCCTTTGCTGCTGTTCTGCAAAGCACGCTCAATTAGAGCCACAGGCTTTGGCGTTGTGTGGCCTTCTACACGCTCTTTGTCAAATTTCCAAACGCTGACTTGTTTTCGGTCTCCATAGAACGAATGTTTTCCGTCTTTCATCCATCCGTACAAGCACGGCTCATGCTGGCTTTGATAGTCTGTGCGAGAAAGCGTTAGACTGTTTTTCGCCCAAATAATCACGCTACTAAAATGGAAAAACTCTCGGAAAACCATGTGAAATATGTCTGCACATTTATCCGAATGAAAGACGTAGCAAGCTGCGCCTGACTTTGATGTGGAAAAGTAGTTGCCAAAAGCGCCACGCAGTAGATTTTCCAACCCATTGCGATCATCGTTGTTGATCCCTTTGTAATCCACACCATACGGAGGGTCAGTAAAAACCATGTCTGCTTTCTGACCGTCCATTAACTTTTCCACAGCATCAACGCTCGTACTATCCCCGCACATCACCCGATGCTTGCCCAGCAGCCAAACATCCCCCAGCTTCGTAACCGGATCAACCGGAACCTCTGGAACTTCATCCTCGTCCGTCAGCCCTTCTGTCAACTCTACCGGCATCAGCGCGGCAATCTCATCGGCTGAGAATCCGGTCAGGTCTGTGTCAAACCCTAAGTCTTTCAGGTCGGCAAGCTCAATCGCCAGCAGACTATTGTCCCAGTCAGCGTTCAGCGCCAACTTGTTATCGGCCAGGATGTAAGCCTTGCGCTGCATCTCCGTCAGATGAGACAACCTTACCGCGGGAACCGTGTCCTTGCCTAGCTTACGAGCAGCCATCACCCTGCCGTGACCAGCAATGATGCTGTTGTCGTCGGCTATCAGGACAGGATTGTTGAACCCGAACTCTTTGATTGACGCTGCAATCTGTGCAACCTGCGCGTCCGAGTGGGTTCTGGCGTTGTTGACGTAAGGGATCAGCGTCTCAATGCTGATTTGCTCTACTTGCATTCCGACTCCTATCGGGTCATCGGTTGACTTTACGTTGATCGCTGACGGATTAACTGGTCAACATCAGCGTTGCCTTTTTGCTCGGCAGTTGGAGCGAACAATGCTCGGCTTCTGCTGTCTGTAGTGTCTGGCTCGCACAGGTAATAGACTGCGAAACTGTTGCGGGTGACATCTGCTGGACAGGTTAGCGGGGCTGGTAATCCATGCCAACTGCCACGAGTGTCGAAAATTATAGCCCGATTGAACTTTGGTTCAACTGCTTTTACCAGTGTGTCGGGGTCTTTGTACAGTCCGAGATGGCCTCCCCACTCTGGCTTCCATCCTGGTGTCAGGTAGACAATCAGGTTTAACCGTCGCTGTAGGTGAAGTTTCGGGTGCAGGTTGTAGTCCAAGTGGACGTTTAGCTTTCCTCCCCTGCCGTGTTGGTGCAGTCCTCCACCGTGTAACCCTATGTCTGGCATAAGGTCTGCCTTGGTCAACTGCTCCAGTATTGCGTTGAAGTTGGGACTGAGCAGGTATTGGAATGCCTTGTATGTCTCAGGCTTGAAGTGATGCCAGTCGTTGCAGGTCTGCTTAACCTCGAGCGGGTTGTCGTAGCGGAACCAGCAGTCATCGTCCTTGGCGGGAAACTCTCTCGCTAAGTTGATCGGGTCAGCGAAAAAGTCATCGACAATGCAATGCCAGAATGGGTGGTGATCAATAATCACCGCTTGTTTCTAGCACTGATCGCTTTTGCCTTTGCCTTAGCATCGGCCTTGCTGGATGCGCCCCAGGCTTGCAGAGATAACAGCAGACGAGTCGGCTTACCGTCCTTGCGCTCCGGCCCAGGCATATTGCCCATCCGCGCTAGGAATGACGCTCGCCTTGGGTTGTCGCCTGACTTTACCGGAGGCTTTAGGTCGCTACCAGGGTTGGCTTTCTCGTAAGACTTGCGGCCAGCCTCGTTCAACCCCCCCTTGGGGTTCTTGCCAGCCTTGCGAGTCCATGCGGCAGTCATTCGTCCATCATCCCAGCAATCTTGATGATGATCCCGCCCTTACCTTTAGCCTGACCACCCAGCCACTTGCTGCAGACCATATCCTCTGAGCAGACGAAGTTAAGCTGAGCACAGTAACCCATGTCCTCGGCTTCGTCCTCCATGCCCTTGGCAATGCCGTTTTCGAGACAACCTTGCATCTCGTCCGACTGTACGAACGCAGCGCAGTTCTCGCACTTGTACTCTGCGTCCTCGCCTGCTTCCATGTAGTCGGCTTTCTCAACTGCCTTCTGCTTGTTGGCGTCGTTTAACTTGGCATCACCAGTGACGATTGGACACTTCATTTCTTCCTCGCTGCTCTCATGTTGTCCACGAGGTTAGGGTAGGGTCGGCCAGCAGAGGCAGCCATCGCTTTAGCTGACTTCTTTTCTTTCTTCGACAGCGGATCAGGTTTGCCCAGCTTCTTCGGACGAGGCTTGTCCCAGATGGCTTTCATTTGCGCCCCGGCATCTTCTTGTAGGCTTTCTTCGGCGTCTTGGCAATCATCTCTTTTGCCACCGACATCGGAACACCAGTGTCTTTCGCCACCTTCTTGCTGCCAGCGGCTGCGTACATGAGTCGCTGTTGAGCCTTGCTAGTGATCGGCATATCAGTCCTCGACGATAGAAGTTAGATGCCCGATTCGGCCTCGTACCCCTATTGTACCGACTTCGTTGAGAATGTCACGAGGCAAAAACTTGTAGAACCCATGCTCCATGTCGAACACCTTCCCACCGTCCCACTGCTCGTGGAAGAACACCTCTATCTGTTTCAGCGTCTCCAACATCTGCGGGATCAGGTTGTAGTCGAACGAATACAGTCGAGTCATCAGCATCCCATCAGTCCCAACATAATCCAACGGAAAACCTGTCTGCCTTGCCTGTGCGAACGTAACCTTGTTCGCAACGTGAGACTGCAAGTTGAACTGATCGGTCAACACATACCGACCAGAAATCTTGAAGATGTGACTGTATCGGTTAGGAATGGTCGAGAGAATGTCTATCGTTGTGTGCAACTCGATAGCGTTTTTGATATACGCAACGTCTCGTCCTGTTTTGCGAACGTCTTGTATGAATTTTGACCCGTATTGTTTTACCGTCGCTCGAGGAAACACGACATTCTGATGCTCGAAACTTGATTCCAGCACCCAGATAGAAGCAATCGGACACGCTCGGTGAATGCTCTCAATAGTTTGCTCTGTTTCGTGCAACCGTTGAGGATCGCCGTTAATGGCAGAAGTGACGAGAAACAAAATCACCATTTACCTCGAGTCGATTTCCAATCCTGCCGAGCAAATACCATCTCACCGGAATACGGAAGCCCTGCGAAATGATCCGGCAGAAAGAAATGGCTAGGCCAGATTGTGAGGTCACGGTATTCGTGGTTTACCCAGGTACTCGTCAACCTCGTCGGGCCTGAGAACTGCCATGCCATCAGGTCACCAGGATCGTCGTTCAACAGATCATCGACAATCTGCCCGATAAACGGATGGTTAGGGATCGCCCCGACCGCACCGTTAGACAGCAATCCTGGCCTGAGAAGCTCCGACTCCCACGAACACCAGACATCCGGCTCTAGCATCCAGTCAGGAATGGCCCTGGAAGGCTCTGAATCGGCGTCTAACGCGATCCCGCCGTGTTCGTATAGGATCTCCCACCTCATGCAGTCTGCAACGCCACAAAGCTCTGTTTTCCAGAAGTGCTTCATGTGCTTGGCAAGTCGCCAGCCTTTGGACAGGTCGGAGTTGCCCCAAAGGTTGACCTCAAAGTCGGGGTTAAGGTTCTTCCACCGCTGGATGGTTTGCAGCGGGGCTTTGGTCTCGTCGCCCACCCAGACGAAGTGCAGGATCTTGGGGATCACAAAAAAATCCCCCTGCAATAGGGGGAAAAGAAGGAGACGCTCACAGTTTATCCCGTTGCAATTCGATCTGTCTAGCGCAGATTCTGGCGTCAGTTGAGATTTCCAGCGCGAGATTTATT